GAAGGTGTAGGAAGTGCTGTACCATTAACTTTTATTTTCGCTTCATCTGCCATAAGTAGCACCTCCTAATAGTCAAATACAGGCTTTCCTGTACGTGCTTCATAATCTTTGATGTTATCAATTACCATTTTGGTAATAACCTTGCCATCTTCTAATACCAGATTAATAACATAAGTGGCATTTCCTCCACCTTCCTGGACTGGCATTCTTTCAATAAGTCTCTCAGCAATCATATCAAGACCTCTTGTATTTCTCTGTAAAGGAATAACTGCTTCTGGTCCTGCCTCACCAAAGACTGCAGGTGTAGCTCTATCTACAACAGCACCTTTTGCCAGTCTAGGCACCTCAGAAATATGGAATCCTTTGCCACCAACTCCTGGAACCCAATTAGGGACCTTAATCTTATTAATCCCCCTGATGAACGTGTTAATCCCACTGATAATTGCATTCAATGGTGCCTTGAATATATTTCCCAAACCAGAAATAACGCTATGGAATATCTGTTTTACACCTTCCCACGCCTTTCTCCAATTACCTGAAAACACACCTTTAATGAATGTAATAATTCCATTGAATACACCTTTCATCATTTCCCAGATTGATTTTACTGTTGCCAGGAATCCATTTAAGCCGACCCCCAAAAGACCTAGGCTCTTTGTCCAATCTGTATAAAAGATAGTCTTGAGGAAACTGCTGAACCCTTCGAAAATCTGTTGAATTCCCTTCCATGCTTTGTCTGCATCGTGCGTGAACACACCTACAAAGAAATCGATTAATCCTTGGAAAATTTTAGTTACAGATGCAACAATTTTTGAAATAATATTTCCCCACGTTTTGAAGGAGTTAGTTAAATTTCCTACAACAAAATCAACGAGAGGAGAAAGGATATTCTTCCATAAGAAATTGATCACATCACCTACCGTATTAATAACTGGCTTCATCGATTCCCACATCTCTATGACACCTTTTAATGCAATGCTGAGAATAGTTACAAGGAAATTAGCAAGAGGAGCCATAATATTCTTCCAGAATGATAATGCAACAGTTGCAACTGCCTCGACAGCTTTCACAAATACTTTTGCAAGAAATGTTGCAATAGGCACTATGATTGTATTGAACACATCAAGTAGGAAAGAGAATAATGGCTGAAGAATATTCTTATAAATATTTTTTAATATCTCCATTAATGCATTCACTGCATCAATCACAATTTTTCTGAACGTTTCGCTTGTCTGATAAAGATAAACCAATGCAGCAACAACGGCACCGATTGCTACTGCTACAATTGCAGCAGCTCCTGCTGTTGTTCCTAATACTCCCTGAATAACAGACAGGACTCCCCAGTTTGAAACTGCCAGCCACAACTGCTGGAAAGGAGCAATAAGAGCCGTAACAGCAGAAACAATAGCTCCCCAATGCATTATTGTCTCAAATGCTAAAAAGCCGGCTACAATGCCAGCAATCAATGCGATAATAACAGGCTGATTTTCATCAAACCATTTTCTTAATTCCTTAAGTTTTTTCAGAATTTTGTCTACTGCTTTCGAAATCTTATCACTGCCCTTATCAGCTTTATCTTCTCCTTCTCCCCAATCAATTCCACCAATATCATAGCCACCATCACCGACACCGCCGGCGCCGGCGCCTCCGTTTCCTCCTGAACCGCCTGCTCCTGATGAATCTGAAGAATCGATATTATTTATCTCATCTATTGAGGCCAGTGTGCCTAAAGCCTTGGCGGTCTTTTTGGCCTGTCCCTCTGTTCCTTTAAGCGATTTATTTAAACCCTTAGAAGAGTTGCCCGCAGATTTCATAGAACTTCCTGCTGATTTTGAAGAATTTCCAACAGAATTAATTGCTTTAGTTGTCTGTTTTGTACTAGCTTTTGCAGAGTTGGACTTTTTACCAAATAATTTGCCAAAAACACCCGCAATAACATTTGCTACAGTAATAACCTTCCCGATTACTGTATTGAGTACTCTGATAACAGGTGTAAAAGCTGCAACAAGGCCATTACCAATAATGCCAAGAAGCTGTTTCCATTGTTCCTGGAGTATTCTGACCTGGTTTGCCCATGTACCACTTGTTCTTGCAAAGTCTCCTTGCGCAAGTGACAACTGCTGCATAACATAGTTATATCTTAAAGTAACAAGTTCTGCCTGGCTCATATTGTTGATATTTGTTGTAATACCTTGAGATAGTGCATACTGCTGCAGATTTGTCTGTGTCATTACGATGCCAAGATCTTTTAAAGTCTCAGTTTCTCCGGTGAATACAGATTTCAATTTCACATCTGCTAATTCTTGTGAAATATTATAAAAAGATGCAACATCTCCTGTTAATCCAGCAAGAGATATTGCCATGTCACTTGCTTTGTTTGCTCCAAGGCCCATGCTTGAAGCCATTGCCATATATGTAGAGGCCGTTTTCTTTGCACTGAGCTCACTCATACCGAACTGCTGAATAGAGTTGCTGGCAAACTTTTCAGCTTTCCATGACATATCACCAAATGCTACATCAACAACATTCTGTACTTCGGTAAGATTGGATGCTATGCCTATTGCCTGTCTGCCTAATCCAATCAATGCCTTAGTTCCTTTGTATGCTGCTGCACCAATTGCAGCAAAGCTGAATGCAGATTTGATTTTTCCAAAAGCATTATTTATGATATCGGTTTGATTGTTTATGTTTTTACTTGCGCTTTTTGTCTGATTGACTGCATCATTCAATGAAGAATTGAATTTGCTTGTTTCAGCGGAGATTATAACTTTAAGTTCCTCTAATGTCATCCATTTTTACCTCCACCATATTTTCTGTTATGATAATTTGCAAACTTTCTTCTCTGCGCTTTGAAGTTTTCAAATTCATTGTACTCCTGCTGCTTTTTATGCTTTTCTTTCTCTTCTTCGAACAGACCAGGATAATAATCCCAAAGACCATGCATCTCTTTTTGATTATCATTTCCATTAACAATAAGATTGATGCCTTCTATAATCTGTTGAGCAAGGTTATGAGCATGTATTGCCTGTTGTTTCTGTTTGTATTTCTCTCTTCTTCTGTAAGAATCTATTTCATCTATAATATCTCCAAAAGATGAATTCCAGAATGCATCAGTGCTTATACAGCAGTCAAGAGCGATAGGATATAATTCATTGATCATATCGCTCAGTGTCTGATATTCTACATCTGCTCTTTTGCTTCCTCGATATTTTTGTTCATCGTATCTGCCTGAGCCTGTGAGAAAAAACCACTTACCTGAAAGATTGGAAGAAACACATCAGTCATAAACGAAAGCTGTGAGCCACCTTCTTCTTCGTATTTATCAAATAATTCAATTACATCTTTTTCTTTGATACCATGATTGTATTTCTTTATCGCACCATGAGTGATAAGCAGCATCACTTTAAGCGGTGGCATCTCATTATTTTCAGTATTTGAAGAAATAACGCTTAGTAGATTTGCATTGAACAAACTTTCAAGTCTGATAATTTCCTGAGTTGTGAGTTTTAATTTATATTCAGTATCTCCTACCTTCCACAAAGCGAAAGGCTGTTTTTTTTCTTGTTTCTTTACAGGTTCTTTTTCTTCTTCAAGAATATTTAAACCTTCTGATAATGCTCCCATTTTATGCCTCCTTTATCCAATAATTGGGTCAGTGATTGTAAACGCAGATGATAATGCAATGTTCATATCAAATTCAATTACACCATTGACTCCTCCACCTGTTCTTTTTAATGAAATCTGTCCATTGAATTCTGTGGTAGTACCATCTTTTAATGTTTCTTTAAAAGATAATTTTTCTCCGCTCTCTTCATATTTTCTTAATACTCTATATGGACTGTCTGTTTCTGTATTATCATATTTGAATTTATATGTAATATCTCCTGGATCTCCGATACCCATTTCATAAACTTTCTGTGTATCATCAAGATCACTATTTTCTACTTTTTCAGGGTCAACACCAATTTCTGGTAATTCTTTTAATCCTTTTAATTTTGTATAGGTTGATACCGTCTTGCTTTTGAATTCTAACTTAGCACCATTTGCTAACATAACAATTCCTCCATTAATTTAATTTGTATGATAGATAAACTGCTTCTTGCAGTCTATGATTGCTTCATATCTCATCTGTTTATGTTTTAATCCGCTTGGGTCAGGAACATCCGAACATGATGTTCTCAAGAAGCCTAATGTCGTCATCACGTCATCTATATCACATGCAGTCTGACTGGTACTGTTGTTATCCCATATGTCAATTCTGTAGCGGATATATGATGACTGTTCTTTATCATCTGTGAACTCTTCAACCTTATTTTCTTCTTCAACAAACTGCACAGCGGGTAGCATAGACCAGTTGTGCGGATATGCATCACTCGCATTTTCAGAAACCTTAGATAATTCTTTATATACGATGTCTTTTACATTGATCATTTTATATACACCTTTCTTTGAGCTTTTTCATAAGCAATTTTTTAGCGTTTTCATTTATCTTATCCTTGTTGTCATGCATCGCCGGATACATGAATGGTCTAGCATACTGACCTTTTGTAAGATATCCAATAGGCTTATCCCCTTTATAGACAACTTTAAAACCATAGCCTTCCGCTCTATCAGGTGTCATCGCATCACCTGGTATCATCCATCCCTGCTGCTTATAATGCACATTAACATTTGGTGAAATTCCATTGTGATTTGCTTCACCATTAGGTCCTGTACCAAACTCATAATAAGCAGCATAAGGAGAATTAGTATAAACAGTTGCTTCTGCACCTTTTGATGTACTTTTGTTTCTTACTTTCACAGATCTTATTAGGTCACCACTTACATATGTAATAAGAAGTCTGGCTTGTGCCTGTACCAATAATCCGCCTTGTCTTACAGCCTGTGTGCATACTTCCGATGCATCATTGGCAGATATCTGCTGAAGTTTTGAGATAAGTCTATCTGCATTTTCTAGTTTGCTCATAATCTTTCAATCTCTATGTGCTTAAAACGCTTATATTTCTGCACACTGACGACTTTATAATTGACACCCTCATAAATAATCATGTCGTGAACATTTATCGTTAAAATACCATAATAATGCATATTCATGATTGCATGGATGCGCATCCCATAAAGTTCAAACTGCGTTGAACTACTTGCTGGATAAATAATCGCTTCATCATCGTATCTTTTGGATTCATATTCTTCGATATTATTACCCTCAGAATCTTTATAAGGTTTGTATCTTCTAAGAGTGAACTTCTTCAGACTTTTTTTCTTCATCTCTTCTTCTCCTTGCTATTGGTGTTAGGCGATAATTATCTACTGCTGATAATATCTCATCTTCTTTCAGATAAGATTCGTTTTCTCCACCTTCACTATATGATGCAAGTCCTTCATTACCTCTTCTTTCGTATCTTGCAAGTGCAAGAGTAAGAACATGATCATAAAGAGGTTCTATAAGTTCTGATCTGTTTGCTCTCATAAGAACTCTTTTAGCAGCATTAGAAACAAAAAGAGAGACTATATCATTATCAGTCTCTCCAGTAAGAATTTTAAAATCTCTTTTGATGCTATCCATTCTTGTTTGCCTTGATTACAGCAAAAAGCTCATCTTTTGTAAGAGAGTCGTCTGCATCAATATTCATTTCTTTTGCTAGTTCTTTGAGTTCTGCAATATTCATCTTGCTTAAAGGTTTGTTCTTCTTAGCTGATTTTTCTTCAGATGATTCAGATGATAGCAAAGCTTCTAAGCTATCTTCTACGATATAATTAAGCGGATCTGCTTTACATACTTTTATCACATCTTTATTGATACATTCTGTAGTGATACCCGTCTTAATATTTTTAATAAAGCTCATTTAAATCAGTTCCTTTCTTCTATTCAGGATTAGCAGTCAATACAGCAATGCATTTAGACTGGAATACCTTTGCACCATATACATGTAACCCTTTGACTGCATCAGAGAATCTTTTCTCTGGTCTGTATGCTTCCGTCTTTAAAATCTGTTCTGCATATGAACCAGCTTCTTCTGTACCACCGATGATCTTATACTTTTTCTTTGTAGTATTAGGTACATTGTTTGATACGTAAACTGTGAAGCCTGCTGCATTACCTACTTCACCGCCTTCTAAGATCGCTTTGTTATAATCTGTACCATTGCCTACAAAGCGCTGGTCCTTTAATAATAAGCCATGATACCATGCTGGAATGACTACCCAGCGCCCGACTGTAGGAACATTTGCTTCTGTTAATTTAACTCCAAGATCCACCAATAAATCATAAGCAGTTTCTTTTGTCGGCACTTTTGGTGTTGTATCATCACCAATAGTATTATCAGTATGTACATTAATGGCTAACAGATTTGCTGCAAATGCATCTACAACATCATTCATTGCATATGCTGCACGTTCCATGGCTTTATCCATTAGTTTGGGGTTGGTTTGTGCATTATCAACATCATCTACTGAAAAGTTAAAATACTTTGCCTGGTCAATTTTCAACTCCTGCTGTGCACCAGACACGTCTTCAGGTGCTTCAATATCAGTTCCTTTTGTATAATCTTTGATAGTGATATCACCAATCTGGTTTACCTTTACAGTATCACCAAAATTTTTGATTTCTCCTTCATAGTCTCTATTAAGAAGATTTAAATATACGTGTCTCTTATCCAAGTGATTTAATAATCTTGCGCTCCAAATTTGTGGAATAAATTTTTCTACTGACATATTCTGTTATTCTCCTACTGTTTCATTAATTTTTGTATTTCATCCCAATTTTTATTAATTTCTTGGGTGCTCATATTTTTCAAAGAATCCATAGTAATTGCACTGTTCTCTGGTGCCTTTTTAGGTGGTTCTTTTCCTTTGATACGCTCTTCAACAGCCTTTTCAACAGCAAACTGAAAAGCCTTCTCAACTGTATCGATAGACTGTTTACACGCATCAGCATCTGTTAGATTAAGAATTTCAGCCAATTCTGTAGGAATACCCTTATCAGCAAGCTGAACTTTTGCCTGTGCAGTCAGTTCTCTTCTGGTAATTGCTGCTTCTCTGTCATCGAGTTCTTTTGCTCGTTTTCTTTCCTGGTATTCCTTTTTCTCTTTTTCACTCATATTTTCAAGCTTTTGAGCTTCTGTTCTCTGATCTTCAAGATGCTTTTCCCAGGACTTTCTTTCTTTTGCAATTCTTCCTTGAACAATTTTATCAACATCCTTCTGGGTAAACGTCTTTGGTTCCTGAGTTGATCCGTTGTTATCCTGAGTGTTCTGATCCTCTTGACCATCGCCAGTATTCGCTTCATTTCCCGGGTCTTCAGCAAATAGCTGCAGATTAAGAGGCATCATTTTGTTTTTATCTTTCATTACACTTCTCCATTTAAGGTCCGTATGACCATCCCATCTTTTTATGTCATAAGTTTTTGGACAATAATACAATGCTTATTTTTCTTTCTTAATATCTTCTTGGCAAACAACAACAGCTTTCAGTTTGGTAAGTTCTTTAGCTCTTTCTTCATCAGCTTCAAATACTTCACCGACATATCTGACAACACCACATTGCTTATCAATAAGATTATGAATAACTTTTAGCTTCATCTTTTATCTCCTTTCTTCTTATTTCAGACAAAATAAAAAGACATCTAATAATGCCTATGCCTGTTCTTATTCTTTTCCAATACACTTGATTTGCTTCTTTCTTTAGGCGGTCCTTGTGATAATTCTGATACTTCATGATATTCATGACCGCAGATCATGCATTCATAGTGCGTATTCCTTACCATACAGTTTCTATGATTATCATAATAATATTTAGAATTAACCTCATAGTAACAGTGTCTATGTTTTCTTAATCCCTGGGCCATCATTTGCCTCCATTCTGGGTAAAATAAAAACCGACTAACAGTCGGCTTGTATTTTCTATTCAAAATAAATTCCTTTTTTATTTCTTGGATATTTTCTTCCATACCACCTCGGATACAGTTTTCTCATTGATTTTCCTTTTTTTAAACAATACTCTATCATATCCTCATCTGTGGGAAACTTAGTTTTATCCCTGTGAAATCCCCAAATATACGAAAATGGTTCGCCGAATTTCTTTTCATATTCCTCGTACAGAGCTAGTTTCCTTTTTTCCTCAGGCGTCATTTCTCTATTTAAGCCAAAAAAATCAATTAATTCTTCTTGTTCGCTTGTTTTCATAAATATACCTCCTAAAACAATTCCTCAAAGAGTTTAAATGCATTCGGAAATATTCTCTTCAATTTTTTTTCTTGTCTTGAATCTATTAAAATTGATTCATAAAAATGTGCAAATGATTCAGCACATAATGTTACATTATTCCAATACTCCTTTTCATGATAACAATTACCCTTACATGCATTTCCGGTTAATCCGCTTACAATATCTGATACAAAATCATATGATGAATCTTGGGACTTTTGCATTATATTGGAAAAAATGTTATAAAATTCCTTTTTCGTACTACAATTATAACACTTCATCATATTGACCGTAAATAAATCCCAATCACTTTTTAAAGTATTAATAAACAGCTTTGAATTTGACAACATCACTTCAGAACCATATTCTTTTCCTAAATTATAATCAATGTGGTGTGCAATTTCATGAATAAGAGTATCAATAATTTCATCGTCATTTACATTAAATCTAATCCCCACTTTTTTACTTTCGATTGTAAAATGAGGAATATCTATTGCTCTTTCGTTAAGAATTTGTATTTTTGATAACTGACTAATAAACATATCTTTAGCGTTGCTAGATTCGCTTTGCGATATAGCCATAAATACTTTGTCCTTTATATTATCATTTAAATCCGTAAAACTAATGGGTTTCTTTTTATCTGTTAATTTATAATAAATCTTAGTCGCCATTTCTTTTAATGGCCCTTCAAATCTGTTCTCTTTTATTTTCTTTTTTAATGTATCAAAATTATCAATACCATGCTTATCTTGTTGTCTTTTTAACCACTGATCATAGCTTTCTTTAACATCTACAACCTCATCCTTTCCAGTAATCGGATTACGCTGTCTTTTCTTCATATCATCAGTGATTCCTTCGATATATGGAATCATATGTGAACGACAATTAGGATGAAGTGGAGGAACATTAACTCCTATCTTTGCGTCTTGGACATTTATAATACTTCTATCATGCTGTTGGCATATCTTTGATGTTCTGCTATCATGAACAGCTATGAACATCTCTTTCTCGATACCTGCATCCTTGAAATTAACAAGATCAATAAAATTGATGAACGCAGCCATCTCTGTCCTTACGAGTCTTTCACAATTTGCTGCACCTGCTGCAAACTTATCCTGTAATGTTTTGGACATTTCTTTATGAGTCTTTCCCATGATAACACCCAACATTAATTGATCCTTTAGCTCATTGCCTAGATTTTGAGCATTTCCCCATATTCTTTTAGAATAATTCTTACTATACCAGGTAGATTTGAGCATAAGATCTACTAGTTCTGGATCTATTTCAGAAAAATCATAAGCAATCCCAATCCCTTTTGATATATTGAACACATTTCTGTAATAACCGTCATATATCCCTTTTAGATAGGCATCTGTGCTTTTTTCTTTTTCAAGATTATATTCCAGCCTCATCAGAGAATCCAATTTGTTCTGTAATTCCATTAGTCTATTTATTCTTGCTTGATAGGCTGGAGCATCAAGTTTTTTTAAAAGTTCTTTTTTTGCACTGCTTGATGGATTGTTTTCAAGCTTCCTCTTCAGTTCTGCATAATCATGATCATTCACAAGATTATTAAGCAGTTCTCTTGCTTCCTTTTCTGACATAGGTGCTGAATCTGTTCTATGATGATTTCTGTATGAATCAAATATTCCTTCTATCTGTTTATCTGTATACAGATAGGCTTTATGATAGAACCTTTTTACTTCTTCGATATCTGCAACGGCATTCTTAATAGCATTATCAAGTTTTTCAGACTGACGTTTTTTCCAGTATTCTTCATTTTTCATATATCAACTAAGAAGCCTTATTAATACCGATAGAATCTGATTCATCATCTTCACTATCGGAAGGAGCATCTTTTTCATCATAGAATGAAACATCATTTTGAGATTTGAATAATGCTTGCTGTGTTTTGATATTTTCTTCATTTTCTTTCTTTACCTTTTCTGCTTCATTAGAAGCATCCTCAACAAACGGAAGCTGTTCGATAAGAGTTTCATTTGATACCTTTCCACTTAAATTCGCAATCATCTGTGCAAGTTCATTTAAATTTTTAGGAAGTTTTCTAGTGAAAGTTATCTTGATATTGTTCTTATTGATGTTAATTGCTTTAAGGCCAAGATAATTACAGAATAGGTCTATCCTTCTTCGCAAACCTTTCTTGTAATACTTTTCTTTTTCTCCAGTAATCATTTGAAGTCCGAGAAGCTTATATTCCATTGCTACTCCTGAACTATTTCCTACAAAGTTTTCATCTGTAAGATTTGGTACATGAGAAAAAGTATAGATATCTTCTTTAATAGATTTTCTTAATACTTCCATTCCGTTTTCATCGAACGTTCTAGAAATATATTCTGCTCTTGCTTCGCTTGGAAGTTCTAATAAACCATTCTCTTTTAGAATCTTCATTGTTTCGCTGACTTCTTCATTATCGTCACCCATCAGAGAACCGTAGACAACTAGCAGAGCCTCAACGAACTGTTCTTTATCATTGACACGATCACTCATTAATTTGTTATAGGCATCTATCAAAGAAATCTGCTGTTCAAAATCACCTATGCATAGCTTATTGTTTCTGTATTCGATTATTGGAACATCACCGAAATAATGAGGAACCATTTCTTCAATCATCCTATGCTTATGACTAGAACAATCTATAATCATCGTATATCTATAATTCTTTGTTACCACTGTTGCACGATAGCAATACTGATCAGTGATTGCATCTTTAAATCTGTAGTAATAAACACCAAAAAGAAGATTCTGTTCAATTGTGTCATCATAAACAAGAAATGTATGATCTGCTTCGATGTTCCTGACAGCAATATCCGTAGTATCCTGTTTGATATAAACATATTCATACGCAACACCACAGACACTCATATCATGTGCATTATCCGAATCAGCATCATCAACATCTGCATTATCAAAAGCATCTGTTAGTTTATCTAGCAATGTTTCATCATCACCATCATAAGTGTTATAGGATATTGGAGAATTCATGAAGTATCCAGTAGCGGTATCGGAAATGTCCTTAGCATGATTGCATATTACTTTGTTGTTCGCAGAACCCTTATATTTTTTCTGCCTTCTTTTTATGTCATGCTCTCCTTCATAGTATCTTTTATTTTTTTTGATTTTTCCTATGATATTCCTATGCTTATTAATCAGACTTTCTATCTGTACGATATTAAGTGATGACTCATCATATCTTTCTGCATCGATAGTAAATATATACATCTAATGTTCCTCCTATATCAGACATATTTGCTTCTGTTCTTTCCTGCACGTGCTTTTGATGCAATTATGTCTGTCTCACATCCATATCGTGCAGCATCTATTGAATGGTTGTTCTTATCCGGAAATTCACCTTTTAGATTTCCTTCCTTATCTTTTTCAATTTCATAATTATTGAACTCTCTTGCGGTATTAGGACATCTGATAGGATCAATGATTATCTGTTCAAGGTCCTGAAGCCATTTGATTCCATTTTCCACACTGTCAGGTCCTTTCTTAGCACCCTTCACTCTTAGTCCTAATAATTTGAATTCATTGATTGTGCGAGGCTCTGCACTATCACATGTCACTAGTTTATTCAATGGATTGAGCTTCTTGATCTTCCTTACTGCTTTCTCATTTGAAAGACGTGTGCCGTAAACCTCACCAAAAATAAAAAGACGTCTACGCGTCTTATCAAAATGCATCTTTACATATGCCAGTGGGTCACCAGCATAACCAAAATCCAATCCGTTTTTTAATCTGTCAAATACCTGTATTTCATTGTCGGTTATCTCTCTAATAGATAGATTGGTAAATACTTCTCCGCCAGTACCCGTAACCTCACCCATATAATCATGATCATATTTGGTAGGATTTACTTTTTTCATATGCTCGGCTTCAATAAGAAACTGCTCTCCAAGCCACTCAGGTGACGCCTGTAAGTAGGTTGTATGCGATACATATGTATCATCCCTTTTCACTAGAACTTGCCTGTTGCACCAATTTCTTTGCGATTCGGGTGGGTTAAATGAATAGAATACACAATACTCAGGACCACCACGCAGAAGCGACTGATTAATATTGGTTATCTTGTCATATGTTTCGAATTCATCACATTCTTCATACCATACGTATTTAACATAACCTATATGGACCTTTGTTGACTTCATTTTTTTAGGTTCATCGGCACCCTTGAATATTATCTGCTGACCTGTTGGCATATAAGTCATTTTTAATTTAGACTCAGGTATTAACCAATCATCTTGAGCACCTAACTTATAGATGCCCCACTTGATCTGCTCATATACTGAATCTCGGAGCGTATCTTTTACTCGCCTCATAACAACTGCATTACTCATAACACCTCGCTGTGCATCTCTCATAATGCCTAGAGGTATCTCAACACCGATAAAAGAAGATTTCAGAGAGCCACGGCCACCCTTAAGCCAATAATGTGTGTAGTCATTGTTTTTTACGTGCTTATGAACTTCATAGAAAGCCGGACCGATAGTAGACTTTAAACTAACCTTAATCTTATTCATCTATATCATCCACGATTACTGTCTTGCCGTTCGATGTAACATCGACATTATCTTTGAACATGCCGAATCTCTTTCCAAGAAGCTCTGCAGCTTTAAGCCTTTCCTTCTCATCCGGAGGCTTCTCAGTGACCTTCTGCATACCATTGCCACTCATCATTAATACCGCTGAGGCTGATTCTCCTCTAAGAACAGATGTAAGATACTCCATCACTTCTTGGATGTCAGCCGTGTTCTCATTATGAATTTCTTCAAGTCTTTTGCTTATATAATCAGAAATATCTTTCTGCTTAAGAAGTGTATTTGCTCTTACTGCTGCAACATTATCATTCTTGATAGTAGTGTATATCGTTTTATAAGCACGCGTCCCATTTAGATCTTTCAGATACTCATCTGCAAACAGTCTCTGTTTTTCTGTCATACAACTAATACACCTCCTTAATGATTCTTAATGTGAAAAAGGACCAAACTGTTTAGTCCGGCCCTCTTATATATATTTCTGTCTAATACCATACTAGCACCCTTTTAAATGCTGTGCGCTTCTGATTAATGCAGATTAATACAGTTTAATAAGAATTAATCAAGAATAATTGAAAGTTCTTTAATCGCATCACGCAGATAAGCAAATACAGATGTATTAGAACAATCCATGATATCAGCAATGTCATATATCTCTAAGCATTCTATGTATCGATAGAACAACACATCTCTTAGAGTCATATCTTCTATGCTTTCAACTGATGCTCTTATACTGCTCATTTCTTTAAGATACTTATCCTTCATCATGATGTAATCGTTATTTGTTTTTGGCTCTGCGTATGATCCTACTGAAGAATCATCATAAGGTATTGATTTAACATTGATTAGCTTGTTATCAATATATTCTATTCTATGCATCATGTTCTTGTAGTTTTTCAAATACTGTTTAGTTTCTTCTGTAGTCATTCATACACCTCCGAGAATTATGCAGTCATCAAGATCCAAATAAGCACTGCTGCTATCATTATAATCCAAATCATCATATCCAATCTCCTTTAACCAGACATCATAATCATCCAAAGAATGATCATGAACGTAATGAACACAAATATCATCTTATGAACTCCTTCTTAATCAACCAATAGCATGATTGCGTGACCTCTTGGCGAATCATTTACTTCAATGTGAGTTACTAACATATCTCCAAAATGGTTATCCATGAATGTGTCACTATGAGTGATTTCCCATTTTGTTCCTTGTATACAAAAATTCCAACTTTTACATCTAATGTCAAAGAGTTCATCTTCATCAACTCTTGTTAACACTTCATTTACTCTCATTTCTTAAAAATCCCCTTTCCTTCAGTTCAGCAATAGTCATTTTTCTTAGAAGAGGTTCGCTGTTAATTCTGTTAAAATCTTCAAGAAGTTCATTGTATTTTTTGTTAAGTTCTCTATTTTCTTTCTTTAACTTTGCCCATTCATAAGAAAGTTTGTCATGTCCCTCATAAAGATCGTCATATTCTTCTTGCAGCTTCTCTTTTTCAAGCTGCATCTGTGCAATGTAAATTTTGGTTGCACATTCGACAATCGTACTTTTCAATCCGTCATAATCAAGGCCGTGAATGAATTTGTTATATGCTGAATCTGATACCATATCTAATATTTCTTTATAAATCACTCTCAACCACCTCACATTTATCTAAAACATCTTGAATTGATGTAGGTTCTGAGTCTTCCCATTTGATAAATGGGAATAAATTAACAAATATATTAAGGTTTTGCATCCCTGTGCTAATATCCCAAGCACCTAATCCTTTCTTGGGCTTTCTTTTGTAAATGTAAATATTGTCGCTTTTTTCACGTACAATAAATCTATATTGTGTCTTTTCAAGAAGATGTTTTAAAACATCATGCTCAAATCTAGTTAATTTGATAGGCTCTTTGTACTCTGATAAGAGCCACTTAACTTTAATATTCGAGCAGTGATCTCCTGCTTCGTGAAAGAAACAATCATCACAAACACCAAGGCATTTCTTAATTGTATGCTTATCCTTGCTCATTGAAAAATCAAAAACAGCATTTGAATTTTCTAATATTTCTTTCTTAAATCTTTCTGCATTTAACATTTTCTTTTACCTCACTCTTTTGTGCTTTTGCGTTTGCTATTAGCGAAAGATAGAATTCCACAATACCTTTATTAAGATTTGGTGCGTTTCTATGAATGCACTTGTTATAAAATTCTTGCACGCCATATCCTATTGCAGCTCTTTCCCAAAGATCATAGCCACCAACAATAATAGCGTTTGTGATTGCTAGGTTTAACGCTTCCTTATATAACTCAAGATAATGATTTTGACATTCTAAAACAGTATATCTACGTTTGATTAATGCATTTTCTTCTTTTAAATATTCTATCTTGCTTTCTAATTCGTTCACAAACTCGCCCGAATATGTAATTTCTTTTAAATTCTTTTTGTCCATATAATCATTCCCTATGTTCTAAAAATTCAATAGACATAATATTACTTGCTGTAATACCAATATCATCAATTCTGCCGCTGTGTTGTCTTTCAGCATTAAACACCCATTCATGAATAATTGATTTCGCTTCATTTTTTGAGATGCTAATGTTAAACCCTCCGTAAAAATTGCCTTTTACATATTTTGCCAACCCATCATCTAAAGGCTTAATTACATATCTAGATCCATCTACAAGATAAATGTTTATTTGTTTAAAATGTTCTTTATCAGTTTCAATCATTGTCACGGCTTTCCTCCTTCAGCCATTCTATAGTGCTTTCAACAGTAGTCAAAGGGCAGTCCTGACACCTAATGGTACAACTCTTATACTTAAAAAGGTGATAATTCAAATCCATACAAGTAAATAAAGACGCATTAACGAAACGTCTCAATTTCTCTTCATCTACTTCAATGCGACCCATCAAGAACACCTCTAATCTTTTCTAGCTTTTCTGTTAGCTCTCTATTATCACATTCAGAAGATTCTAGATCATATTCTGTGTCTGCAAGAACGTTCTCTAAATCATTGCAGTACTGTTCCAATGCTTTGGCATAGCGAAAATCGTTAACATGTCCGTCACCGAAACGGTCAAATTCAATAAAATTTTCTTGCTTAGGCTTCTCTAAACTTTCAACATCATATATACTGTCTGGTTTTTCGATCCACTTGATGAAGTTCTCTTTTGAATAGAATGGGCAGTTGCCTTCACAGTCTCCGATGTCACAAGGAACGTTAACTCTATTTCTTGTTAGAGAATTATTAAAGTGTGAGCATGGAGCAATTCCAAACACTTCATCATCTGCCAAGAAGTCAGCGACTGCTTCTAGCTTCTGACTACTCACAAGTTCCATGCTTTTCTGTCTCCTTTCTGAGTTCTTCTTCTTTCTGGATTGCTCGTTCTATCTCTCTGTTGATCTTCAATTTTTGGTAGTCTCTGACTTTATCAATATCTAAGTAGCCTAAACATACTAACTCAGCAATACAGATAAGCACATCAGCCACTTCTTCGTGCAAATTTTCTTCATATTTATCATGAAATCCATATCTTTTTACTTTTGTAATAGATTGGATTAGTTCAGCACACTCTTCTGATGTAATAGTGAGAGTTAGGTCATCACTATTAATATGTGCTACTTTATCCAATCCTAAAATTATGCTTTGTGGATATTTTAACAATTCCACTACTCTTCCTATTTCTTTAAACATCTCTAGCTCTCCAATACGAAAGTAATTAACTGAGCACCTAGAATATTAGCTAAGGTTTCAGCTTCTAACTCGTCAGTGAACACTTTTGCCTTTTCTGCACTTTCCTTTAAATTGACTGAATCACTTGATGTATTAGTTACATATAATTTTCCTAACTTTACCAGATATAATTTTTCCATTTTTCTCTTCCTCTTTTCGCTTACTTTTCGATTAGCTGAACATCTGCAGCATTTTCTTGGGACTTGACAGTATAGCCGATAACGTAATATTTCTTTTTTAATTCCTCTAGCTCATTTAAAAACTGCTGATAAGTGAAGTAGACCACTTTTTTAGTTAAATAATTATTCATTCTTAAGTCTCCTTTATGGTTGTTTTGAACTTATATTCAAACAATTTCTTCTTGATTGCGTAAACATCTGTTTTTCTGCCTTTTACATCTTCATAGATTGTTGTTCCGTTGACTTCATAGACAAAATCACAGATGTATCGCATTGCTCTTCTTTTTCTCTTCTTTCCATCAACCAAAATTTCGAAAGATGGTATCAACTCGACAGGAACCTGAAGACGGAGGTTCTTTATTTCTCCATCCTGTTCCATCTGCTTGAGTACTAAATACCTTCTGGCTTCTTTCTTGGAATCGAATGTGATTCCATCAACTGTTGTTTTTCTTGAATTATACTTGCTCATTCAGACATTCCTTTTCTTTCTCCTAAAGAGCAAACAGCGCAATCACAAGCACTACAAGAATAAATGATAGTACTATGATGATTTTGCAGTCTCTTTTGATTTTCTTGTCTTCCCTGATAGTTTCTTCAAGGATGCTTTTCAAAGAAGAAACATATTTATTATTTCTAATTCTGAAATCTGCATATTCCTGTTTGAGGTCTTCATGCTCCTCCTGCAAATAAGAATATTCTTCTTCTAGCTTTTTATACTTTTCATCTGCATCCTGAAGACTTTCAAGATGTTCTTCCATTGTTATTCTCATTTTTTTCACCTTCGTTCTTTCAAAATTCATAGTTACTATGATGACGCGTAACGTATATATATGGGGGAATCTCAAATTCCCCATATATTAATACGTACGCAGTCAGCAACTATGTTCTTAAAACTGGACACCGGACATACATATATTTATATATGTGTGTCCACTTACGTGTGTCCGCCTGTTTTTTTAATAGTTCCTTGCGAATATTCGAACCCCTCTAACTTATTCGACTTTATCCATCTTGTAACTGATTTCCTTAATGCTTCAATAGTTTTACCAGCTACAAGTCCACTGCTTGCTATATCTTTTAATGATGCTTCTCCATCAACATTTAATTGTTCAAATGCATTTATAAGCATTGCTACATTTTCATCTTGTTCTTTTTGCTTTGCTTCATTCATCTTTTCATATTTTGACTTTCTGCTTGATTTATCAGGACTGCAGCCCTTAAGCAGATTATTGTTATCAAGATAATGAAGAGGATATTTAAAGAACACATTGATAGGATCAAATGAAGCGAATTCTCTTAATGTTCCGCTGATCTGCAGAGCACTCATATGATCAACATTGTATAGCTGCTTTCCTTTCAGAATCTCCAGTTCAGTCATCTGATCAAAATCAAGCATCTCTGCACAGTAGTTATTCATTGCCTCTAGATCATTCTCATCTGTCTTAAGTGTTTTATAAATGTATGTTCTCCAGTTAGGTACTGCTTTATCAAGCACTGCCTTGATTGTCTCCACTTCTGCTTCTTTTCTGAACCTGTCTTTCACTTCCTTAGGAATATCAAGTTCTATCATATCTAATAAGGCATCAGGGTCTCTTGCAAATACTCCAGAGCCGGAAGCTCTGTCCATTGACTTCTTAGAACCCTGCGCACCTTTCGAATGATGATGTGCATATATGACAGATGCGCCTGTTGCTTCAGCAATCTTGTCAAACTGGTTGCAGAAGTTAGCCATCTCTGAGGCGCTGTTTTCATCACCAGTTATCACCTTATAAATTGGATCTATCACTACTGCTCTGTAGTTTCTTTTCTTTGCTCTTCTTATAAGTTTTGGAACAAGCTTATCAAGTGTTAATGTTTTACCTCTCAGATTCCATGTGTACAGATTTTTAAATGTCTTTTGCCTTCGGGTATTCCAAGTGAATTATAGACATCCTCGAATCTGTGAAGGCATGAAGGCCTGTCTAATTCGAAGTTTACATAAAGCACATTTCCTTGCTTGCATTTTCTTCCAATCCATTCAGTGCCTTCGGTGATTGCAATACATAATTCGATAAGCGCAAATGATTTACCTGACTTGGAAGGACCAACGAGAAGCATCTTATGTCCCTGTCTTAATATTCCAGGAATAAGCTCTTCTGCATAATCGGGTATGTCCTTTAATGAATCAGCAAGACATTCCTCATCCGGAAGATCATCATCAATTGATTCAATCCATTCTACCCATTCATCATAGGATTCCTTACCTGTATTAGTCTCAATGATGAACTGCTTATGTTCTCCTCTGATTACACCAGGCATTCTCGAGAGACGAGAAGGATTCTTGTTCTGACCATCAACTTCAAGACCGTTTTTATCACATATCTTGTAAAGATATGCCACACGTTCTTTATATTCTTTTGAATCATTAGCCTCTATTTTTACGATTGCATGTATTGACTTAGAGCCACTGTATACAACTGCAGCAACTGGAAGCTCAATCTGATGAATTATAGATAGCTGTTTTCCGATATCGATAGAATCAGATTCTACTAATGCATATTTGAATGATGCGATATCTGCATTTCTAACACCCTCACCATTTAGAGGATTGAATCTGATCCATGCTCCTGCCTCCTGATTGTAGTCTCCAAGAACCTCTCCGATATCATCATTACACTTATGAAGCTTTTCAATCAGTTCTCCAGCAGTCATCTTATATATTCCTCGATTACCAGGAATATATTTTCCTTTATCATTCTCCATAGACTGCATTACAAAGCCTACGTAATCATCAGTTTCGAATAGTGTAGATAGGTATCTGATTAATTCATTTGATGGATGCCAGTCATTATCAGAAGGTTCTTGTAGTTCTATCGAATCGACAGAATCAGTATCAATGATACTGCCTATCTCATCATCCCAATCAATTGCACCATCTTTATACTTTTCTTTGACTGGTGGATGCCATCCACCTTTTTTAGCATATTCAAATATTGTTCCGCCGGTCACAATGGCACCAGCTTCTTCATTGAATGAATTCCATTTAGTGAAGCATTCACCTTTTTTGTATCTGGAATCTGCACTGCTCCATGAATCCCATTCCTCTGCACTATATCCTTCATGCTTGAGTGCCATTCCCACATTGCACCATTCCTGATAGGAAAGAGAGGAAGGATCTATATATTCAAGAAGTTCTTTTAAATCATATTTTGTCATTTCGGTCCTTCCTTTCTAGAAATTATTGTGGAACATATTCTTTTGGATTCAGTCCGTCAGGCAATTTCCAATTGTTGGATGCAATTCTTGAAATCATGCTAGAAGCAGCTTTAAATGGCCAGTTCCCTACATGCTCGAAATTATATCTTTCAAGAAGTCTGATCTGCTTTGGTGTTGCAAGATGTGCCTTTCTTCTCATATCGAGTTTTTCAATAAGTTTTGATGCATATCCAGCATTAGGAATTTCTTGAGAGAATATTCCTTCACTTTCCAATAGTTTTAATTGCTTTTCAGTTGGAGGAATACATTCCCATCCAAAGGAAGGAACATAATCCTGTAGATCTTCAGCTTCTATGCTCATTGCATATTGAATAGGATCAACAAGCTTTCTTTTCTTGTGCTTCATCTCTTCAAGCTGTTTCTGCAGTGCCTCTTCTCTTTCTTTGATAATGTCTTTCTTGGCTTCTTCCTCAGCATCCTGTATATCGAATTCTTCTCCAGCTTTCTCTTCCATCTTTTTTGTCATTCTTTTAGCAACTTCTTCACTTTCACAGATAAGATTAGCCGGGTGACACAGTTCATGTCGTTCGCTATGCCAAAGGAAATCAAGCAGTAATAAATCTTTCTTGCCTGTTTGAGGCGACAATCTTGTGCCTCTCCCAACCATCTGAGAATAGAGACTTCTCACTTTAGTTGGTCTTAATACAATTACACAGTCAACATCAGGACAGTCCCAACCTTCGGTAAGAAGCATCGAATTACATAGAACATTGTATTTATTCTCTGCAAAATCTTTTGTGACTTCTTCTCTGTCTTTTGATGAACCGTTTACTTCTGCAGTTTTAAATCCATTTTCATTTAATAGTTTTGTAAACTTTTTAGATGTAGCTACAAGAGGAAGAAAGACAACTGTCTTTCTATCCTTGCAGTACTTTTTCATTTCATTGATAATACCCATCAGATAAGGGTCTAATGCACTTCCGACATCACTTGCCTTGAAGTCCCCAGCACTCATTGATACACTGCTCAGATCTAATTCAAGAGGAATAGTCAGTGCTTTGATTGGCACTAGATATCCTTCTTTGATTGCTTTTGGCAATGTGTATTCATAAGATAATGTTTCAAAGTATCTGCCTAGGTTCTTCTTGTCACCTCTATCCGGTGTAGCAGTTACTCCAAGTACTCTTGCATCAAAGTGATCAAGTACTTTCTGATAGCTTGATGAAAGCACATGATGCGCTTCATCAATAATGATTGTGTCAAAATAATCCTTTGGGAACTTAGATAATCTTTTTGTTCCCTGAAGCGTCTGAACGCTTCCGACAACGATTCTGTTCCAGGAACCCATGCATGTTTGTTCTGCCTTTTCTACAGAACATTCTAGCCCTGTCATTTTCTTGATTTTGTCAGCAGCCTGTTCGAGTAGTTCGCCTCTATGTGCCATGATCAGGACCTTGTTTCCTTCTTTTACGCAGTCTTCTGCAACTTTTGCAAATACAATCGTTTTGCCGCATCCAGTAGGAAGAACAAGAAGGGTCTTCTTGATGCCTTTCTTTTCCCATTCATTGAAAATAGAATCGTGTGCTTCCTGCTGATATTTTCTCAGCTGCATTATTTATTCCAGTTTCCCCACTGCTGCTGAACATTTGGCTGAGACTGAACGTTATCTAAAGAAGGAACGATAAACTCTTTTACATCATTGTATGTATTGCCGTTATATTCTCTTGGCGCAATCTTGACCTTTCCTGTTTTTCCAATGATTTCATTCCATGCCATTCTGCATGGTTCTCCTCTTCTTTTAAGACCGATTGCTTCGAAGAACTGAGAAATCTTCCATTCAAGACTTCTGTGTAAAATTAAATTAGTTGATACGTCAACTTCCTTGCCTTCATAATTGATAGTTAATGTAATAACTGCCTTGTTGCATACCGGAAGCTTTCCCTGTCCGGAAGTCTTCTGTCTTTCAAACGGCTTCTTGATGATGAAATCATAGATTCCTTCTGGAAGTGTGACAAATTCACTGTCCTTTACAATTTCTTCATCCCATCCCATTGCTCCATTATTCTGATTGTTCTGATAATTATTCTGATAACTCATATTTATGTTCTCCTTATTTAAAATTGCATTTCATTTTCTACTAGTGCACCTAGGAATTCATTCCATGTACTGATAAGATATGACCAGAAATCGCTAGGTATGTTTTCAATAGGTGTATCTTTTGGAAAGATTCCTTTAGCAAATACTGCATCCATCATTCTTTCAATGCTTATTTCATTCTGCTTCATAAGATCCACAAGCTGAGAAGGAAGCTTCTTATATTCATCTGATTCAAAATCAATAGCACTTACAGAAGGTGAATATGTTTCTGCTTCGATTGGTTCTGCTTTTGATGTATTGTCCACAGGTTTCGCGATTGCTTTTTCAATAAGTGGTTTGATTACCTGATAATCAAAATCGCACATTTCTGGAAGACCATCTCTGTTCTTAGCATCCCAGCAAGCATTGTGAACTGTATACATCACCCTTCTGTTTCCTGATACTTTTGTCTTGCCTTTCTCGTCTTTTGTCACGAATGTCTGATAATTTGCAAATAGAACCATGTCTGCCCACTCCTTTACAAGAGGTGCAGTCTGTGAAGCAGTCTTCTTCCCCAGTTTTAATTCATATCTGTCAAAAGCACCGCTTTCATCTGGCTTTTCAAATTTTCTGATCTGCGCATGTGCTGTAAGAACAACATTCACACCTTTTTCAATAACATCTTCTAATCTGTTAAGAAGTCTTCCGAACTCTTCCTTTGTGTAGACATAACCATTTCCATATCCGAAGTCTTCAATTCCTTTCTTCTGGTACTTATCGCATATATGCTGAACGATAAGAGCTTCACCCCAGTCAATCGAATCAATGACTAGTGTTCTGCAGATAGATGTATTCTTCTCAATGATGTAATCAATTTCCTGTTTAAGCATTTCATAAGAAGTCGGTTTAGGAAGTCTCTTGATATCCAATGATCTAGTAGATCCTTCTGTATCGATAAATAAAGGGTCAGGGAAATGAGAAGCGAAGGTTGACTTACCAATTCCCTCAGGACCATATACAACTACTTTATAAGGTTTCTGGACTGTCCCTTTTGTGATTTCAAAATCCATTACCATTTCACTCCTTCCCATTTATGTTCAGCTGTTGGTTCTTCTTTCTTGATGTATCCATCCTCGATGATTACAGAACACTCATCACCTTGAGATACTCTTGTGGCAATTGCCTGTAATCCTTCCTTTTCCAGCCATGAACCAAATTCATTTAATGTCTTCATGTCCATCTGTTCCAATTTATCTAATAATACAAATCCACATTTAGGATTGATTGCTTTACAGATTGCAGTTGCAACCTTCAACTGTTGTGAACCAGACATGTTATCCCAGTTCTGCCCTAAATACGTAAGTCTTCCTTCTTCTACTGATAATCCTTCAAGAGGAAGATCTGCATTGTCCAATAATTTAACCTTCTGTTCTTTTACTTCATTTAAAGCAGCAGTGTAGTCATCGTATTCACTCTGAAGTTCTTCATATTCCTTATATGCTTTTTTTCTTTCGAAATTGGCTCTTACCTTTGAATTGATCTCTTCAATAGAAGAAATCTGTTCTTCAATTGAAGATGTATCGATATCAATCAGACTGTCTAATTCAGCAGAAGCTTCTTCTGCTTCCATGAATGCTTTTTCCGATGCTTCTTTTGCCTTTTGATATTCTTTTTCAATATCATCAAGCTTCTGCTTAAGATAAGAAGCATTCATTGCTTTATTCTTTGCTTCCTGTCTGATTCTTTCATTATCAGCATTAACCTTCTGTATCTTCTGCTGCTTAGTAAGAAGTTCCTTGATATCCAGCAAAGCTTCTGGGGCTTCTTCAAATGCAGGCATGTTTTCATATGCTTTCTTTTTTCTGTCTTTGATTCTTCCTGTTTCTGTACGATTCTGATAGAAAGCTTTTTCTTTCTGTTCCAGTTCATCAAGCTGATCACCAACTCCAATAACTTTTAATAAAGTCGCACTTTTATCTTTATCGTTCATCTGCATGAACTTTGGAAGATCTAGCGCAAATTCATTGATGAACGAATCTAGAAGCCCTTGCGTTCCTTTAAGTCCTGATGGATCAGTTACCTTTAGAGCGCCTGCCTTACCTTTTCGCTCAACTATGATTCCGTTTGACAATACAATCTTTAAAGCTGCAGGAATGCTAGACCCTTCTCTTGTTGGCTTTGATGGCTTGTATTTATTGCCACCTAATGCCCAAGCGATTGCATCAAGTACTGATGTCTTCCCCTGTGCATTATCACCTCCGATGATTGTCAAGCCTTTTTCAGATGGCTCTAACTGTACAGCTTTGATTCTTTTTACATTCTCTAGTTCAAAAGAATTAATCTTAATCTTATCCATTTAGTTAGTCTCCTTTTCACACTTGAATCCTTCAAATAAAGAATCCAAATCACTATCAATGCCGATAATTTTGATAAGTGCTCTTGATGCGTCTTTTGGTCTCTTCCAAATAAACTCAACAATCTGTTTGAACGTATCGTTCTTTGGATCATCCTCATTTGTTAATTGACCTTTTTTAAATGCGTCAATTAAAAGTGACATCATCAATAGCGTTTGATAATTAGTACCACCGTTTTGAATGTGAACCCCTCCATCGAATGTTTCAACTTTAATAAATGCTTTCTTTTCCATACTTTTTTTCTCCTTTATTTATTTCTGATAACAACTAGCATGTACTCAACCACTAATAAGTTCATGCTTAATGATGCAACACTTAGAACTCTCATTCCTGTAGAATTCCAGTTATTGCCACTTACAACTCCTGAAATGAAACTGATTAAAATAATTAAATTAGATACGATAATGATGCCTTTTTCAAATCTATTCATACCCCATCACCTTCATTCTTAATTTTTGATACTTTCTAGTTCTACGAATTCTAGGAAATCCGTATTTTCTCCACATTCTTTTTAAGAACGGGATTTTCTTTCTTGGTTTTTTCTTCTTTCCATAGAAAACTCTCCTTTTCTGTGCTAAAATAAGCACGTGGTTTTGATATTTTTTAAGGGCACACGATGGCTGTCGTGTGTTCTTTTTTTTGCGCTCATAAGCACTTAGCGCTAGGAGACCGTATACGTATCAGTAATTCAGTCAATTAGGAGAGATATCAAAAAATTATGTATTGCAGTTCATTCTACGAATTATTATTTGTCTCCTAGCCTTAGGTGCCTACGAGCAACTAAAGCACTATTCTTTTGTATACTTCTTAAATAATGCTTGAATAACCTTATCAGTTGGACTTGTGTTCCATTCATTCATATAGGATTCAAAAGCCTTTCGTGGAATGTGAACACTTCTAATCCCTGTTTTTGAAACAACGACAGCACCAGGCATCATGCCTTGCTGCACTGCATTTATAACGAAGTCACGGCTCTTGTGGATTGTTTTACAAACCTCTTCCACAGAGATATTAAGTTCATCCATTGTTCATTTTGTTTCTCCTTTCTATGTAAGTTGCATTTAGTTCAACTTTTCGGTTAAAAAAATTTCGTCTCTTTGCTTTTTGGTTAATTTCAATGCGTAACTAAGTCCGACAATTTCAGAAGCAGTGAACTCACCAATTCCATTCAGACGATTATACAATGTTTCTCTTGCTATTCCGCCTTTTTTAGCTATGGCAGTCATAGTCATTCCGCTGTCATCTATTGCTTTTTTTAATTTAACCATATCTGTCATTTTGTTTCTCCTTTCTAGAGTTGCATTACATTCAACCCGATTCAACTATACATCATAGTTGCATATGTGTCAACCTATTTAACAAAAATGTTGAATAATTTTACAACATGAGATATTATATAATTAAAGAAAGGAGATACATATTAATGCTTGAACTATACAAAAATATTAAGAGAAGAAGGCAACAATTGAAGATGACTCAAACTGACCTTGCTTTAAAAATGGGGTATGCAGACAAAAGTATGATTGCAAAAATAGAAAAGGGCAATGTTGACCTTCCACAATCTAAAATTTTGGCTTTTGCTAATGTTTTAGAAACAACTCCTGGTGAGTTAATGGGATGGGATTATGAAGCAGAACCAACCGAAACAGTAGATAATATCTATAAACTAGACAAGATTAAACTCCCTATGCTAGGCAAAGTTGCATGTGGTGAGCCTATCTTTGCGGATGAAGACAGAGAAAGTTATATAATGATTGGTACTGATATTGGTGCTGATTTCTGTCTCCAATGTCAGGGCGACAGTATGATAAATGCAAGGATCCATGACGGTGATATTGTCTTTGTGAAGAAAACTGACATAGTAGAGAACGGAGAGATTGCTGTAGTAATCATAGATGATGAGGCTACACTAAAAAGATTCTTCTATTATCGTGAACAGAATCTAGTTATTCTGAAGCCTGAGAATCCAAAGTATCAGGATATAATCCTTACAGGTGAGCAGTTGAATCAAGTTAGGGTTATCGGAAGAGCCGTCGCTTTCCAAAGTGATGTAATATAAATTGATAGGAGGATTATAAATTATATGCAAAAAAAGAAAATGCAATGGTGGAAAATCTTACTTATTATTTTATTTCTGCCAATTGCCGTAATTTATTATGGTTTTAAGTATGCAATCAAATTTTATGACTCAAACAGATTCACAACTAAACAGAAAATAATATATACTATTATAGGTATATGTGTGCTTGCTTGTCTTAATGTGGCTATTGATAAGACAAGAGGTCCAAAAATACAAAATGCTGAAATTTCTGATGTGACCTTATACAAAGGATCCTCTAAAAAAGTCAACATTATAGTAACACCTAAAAAATCAAAGATAAGTGAAACAGAATATTCTGGATATGATTCTAATGTGATTTCTATTGATGAGGACAAGATCAAAGCAAAATCAGCTGGTGAAACCACTGTTATTTGTAAAGTGACTGACTATAACGGAAAGTCAGTTAAATCAAATAAATTTAAAGTAACAGTCAATCTTACCGAAAAACAAATAGCAGAAGAGAAGAAGAAAGCTGAGGAAGCAGCTGCTAAAGCTGCACAGGAACTTGAAGAAAAGAGAAATAGTTTATCATTAACAGAATCAATCAGAATAAAGGATAAGTCAAAAGATATTATTGATAAGCTTCTTAAAGCTCCCTCTACTGCAGAATATCCTGGCTCTTTTCTTGATCCACTAGAAGATTGGAAAATGAGCAAAAAGAACAATCTTGTGACCGTTGCATCATACGTTGATGCTGAGAATAGTTTTGGAGCTAAAATTAGAAATAATTTTATTATTCAAGTTCAGATGAATGATGATGGAAGTGGAACTGTAACTTATGTTCAATTAGGTGATAGAGTGATCACCGGTAAATTTAATGAAAATGTCTAAATAAAAAAAGCACCCTAGCGCCAACTAGGATGCGGATAATGTGATGCGCCAACATCACTATAAAAGAACCCTCTCATAAAGTCCTTTTACGTACTCAATTATATCACGATTGGCACGTTCAAGGCAAATTACAACTGAAAGGACGTTTCATATTATGCCTAGAAAGACTAGATTTAAGCGTAGGCCAAACAATACTGGTACTGTAGTCAAATTATCAGGTACCAGAAGAAAGCCGTACTGCGCTAGAATAATGAGTGATGAGCGTGACATATTGACAGGAAATAAGAAACAAATAAGTATTGGAACATTCGCAACTCGTGAAGAGGCATTGAATGCCTTATCTATTTACTCTCTTAAGAGATCCAATGCAATCACAAATGAAGAAGCAAGGAACCTCGCGCCTGATCTTTTTGAAAAGATACAGGAAAAGACACAAAAGAAAATTCCTACTTTTAAAGAAATATATGAGATATTGGATGCTGAGGAATTTAGTAAGCTCTCTAACTCGGCGAGAAAAGGATATAAGGCTTGGATTAAGCACTTTAAATCTATATATGATAGACCTATCAATAATATCACTCTTGCTGATCTGCAGTTTGTCTTTGATAATGACGGTTCTAAAAACGGAACTCAAGTACACATGAAAGTACTTTGTTCTAAGATTTTCGAATATGCCGTAATCCATCAATTCATCTCAAGAGATGATGATTATACATCTTATATCAAGATTGCTGATTATAAGCAGTCAACTAAGCACTTCGCTTTTGACATTGAAGAAATCAAGAAACTGCAGAGTGCTGATACTCCAGAAACGCACCTCATGCTGATTTATATATATACAGGACTTCGTGTAGGTGAGTTACTGCATATCAATAGGGACAATATACATATAGATGAAAAATGTGATGATGACGGCACAGAAAGGCTTATAAGCTATATTGTGACAGGATCTAAGACTGCAGCAGGAAAGAATAGAATAGTACCAATACATAACGACATCAAACAATTTGTTATTGATGAACTGATTGAAAAAGAAAAAAGATTGATAGATGTCTCTTATGAATGGGGATTTAACAAGAATATAATGCCAATGATCAATAACATGTTAAATACGAATCACACTATGCATGATACTAGAGTGACTTTTGCATCACTATGTCAATTATATAAAGTTGATGTATATGCAAGAAAGAAGATACTGGGGCATAAACTAAAAGATATCACTTTTGATATTTATACGACTGCTTCAAAAAATAGATTGTGGACAGAGATCAATAAGATTAAACTTTGAGAGGTTCATGTGAGGTTCATGCGAGGTTTATGATATACTTATTGTGTTAGCGCCTTAAGTACTCTAAGTGAGCAAGGCTGCGGAGCACCTTTTCAGGTGCTTTTTTGTTACTAGTTTTTTGTTACTAGTCTGTTACTAGTTGACCACTTTTTAGCACTCTCGAGGAGCAAAAAACCGCATAAATAAGCCATTTTTGTATATTTGAAGTTTCATCAAATGAAAACGATTTACACCATATGAAAATTATCAAAAGTTATTATTTAGAATAAATCCCCTCTTTTATGTTCTCCCATATTGGACATAATACATTCTTGATGTTGCTTATGAACAATATCCCATACATACTCCATACCTGTTGCGAGTGGCTGATTTAGAAAATCTTCTTTATCAATCCAATATACATCTCCTTCATCACTTGAATGAAGAACTCCTTCATACTCACTTGCCTTATAGACTAGAATAATATTATGAATAGAATGCTTATACCAATGATATAAACCGCATAAGTATGGATTCTTAATTGTAAGACCTGTTTCTTCTTTCACTTCTCTAATCATAGCATCTTTGAATATTTCTTCTTTTTCTATATGACCACCAGAGAAAGTAATACCTGTGTAGGAATCATTGACTTTATTCTGTATTAAAACATGGCCTTCATGATCTTCAATCATACACATATTCATTAAACAGACATCTTCCTTACGACGTTTCTTTACACCTTTAAACTCAATTGCCTGTACTGGGCATATCTCTAAACAGGCCCCACAATGAAGACATTGTGAGACATCTATTACTTCATTATGAATACAACGTTGAGGACATATAGTCTCACATTTGCCACAATGAATACAGCGATTAGTAATGGTG